TCGGTAGGCTTTGTATTTAGGATTTTTTCTTTTGAGGTTTTCTCTAGCTTGTTGGGCGGAAGTAAGTTTTTTGGTAGCCATTCATATTAATCCATTTCATTAGGTATTACTTCTCGAATAATTTCTCTGTCTAGGTCGCCTATAGTTCTGCTTGGACCCATAATACCTTTACCAATACCAGAAATGCCTAGTGGTGCTAGACCTGATGCGATCATTCTATCTCGCCTTGAAATAGTACGGCCACTTTCCCCTAAAAGCTCTTGGACGGCTGATTCAAAATATTGTTGCTGGTTAGATGGTAGGGATTCTTTCAGTTTTCTAAGAGCCATCAAAGTATTTTGATAATTCATCATATCAGCGTCACTACCGCTCGGCATATCTATACCTGGTACTGCACCACCTTCTTGATAGCCCATACGCTCGACAACTTCAGGTGCTTCTTTCGCTAAAGCTGCTAAACCTGCATTTGGGTATTTCTTTGCTTCACCACCTTTTTCAAAGCCCATAGCCATCCTACCTTGTTGGAATGGTGCCATACCTATTGGTGGTCTTGGTCTATTCATGACAGGAAATCTTGGTACTATAGCTGAACTTCTAAGCTGATCTGCAGCTTTGTTAAACCGATCTGTAGCAGGATCAACTGGTGCACCTACTTCCATAGGTGGTATGCCGGAACCTCCTGGTTGCATGTAGTCAGGTAAGAGACTCACATTAGCCATATTTCTGCCTTTGGCTTCTTCGATTGTAGGTGGTCTGAATCTTGGGAACATACTGCCAATACCACCTCCCATACGACCAAACATATTTGGCATAAACCGTCTATTTATATTGCCAGCGTTTCTAAATCTATTTCTAGCATTTATTCTGCCTAGCATTTTGCTGAAAAAGCTCATCAGATTTGTATGCCTAAATTATTACCCTCAGAAAATAGTTGTTCAGCAAATTCTAATTGTTCCATAGTAATACCAAGATCTGCTAGCATCTGCATAATTTCTTCTTCAGTAGCACCTTGTGCCATTAGTTGTTGAATGACCGCTTTGATTTCCATCAAAGATTGTTTAGCCATCTGTTTTTCTTCAGTAGATAGATTATCTATTTCTGCTTGTATTTGATCAGGAGCCGTCATTCCTGATAACTCTTGATTCATCATTTGTGGTTCCATAATCGAATAGTATACGGATAATAATCTTTTTGCAAGGGCAGGCTACTGCGGATGTGGAGAAGAACTATATTTAATAATAGCTTGCTACAGTAGCCTAACCAATAAAAATATAACATATATACCCCCCCTATATGGGACCCTTTGTAAAAAAAGTAGTTTTTGTATGTGAGAAACCTTGTGTAAAGTATTGTGTATATCCCGTAGGGCAAAAATGGGGGTCCCTCCCGAAAAAAACCCGTTTGCGTACCCGACAGCCGTTGCAAATAGAGTCCCAATAACGACAAAAGGACAGCCAAAGCTGTCCCATTATCAAGTTTTTTCTTATAACCTGGCTTTTTTTATGCGTCCCTATCAGAGCCAGAATTGTCTGCTAACCAAACAAACACAAAAACTGTAATTATCAGTAATTCAATCATCATAGCCAACGATGTTCGATAGCATAACCGTCGTCATACAATATTCTCGATAAGGTATAAACTAGATGAAACCCCATATCCATTCCGCACCCACCAACAAAGACGGAGCGGGTATTGTCTTTGTATTTCCAATCTAACAATTGGGATATATACCAGCTGACGTTCTGGACATGTCCCTTCTTGCGAGATCCTGCTACCATTATGTGCCTGGACATACCAGAGGGCGCCACCTTAGTAACTAACGTGTAAGCGGTTGATCCTTCAGGGAAAGTGTCTCGAAGTATATCTTTAATTTTATCTTTATCCATTAGAACATCCCCCTGCTATTTAGTTCTGCTCTTGCCATTTCTATATGCTCCTTATCAGGACCACCCAAAAAGTAACCGTTTAGACTGTTCGGCTGGTCAAAGTTTTTCAACCAGGTTTTTAATTCTTGCGTTGTTAAGGTTTTAAACCATTTTTCCATTTCAATATCCTTGTAGTTAATATATTTATAGTGTTCTTACAGTTTACATCATGTAACTAATAAGTCAACACCTTTTTTTGTTTTTTTTCTCCAGGCTTTTACAGCCGTAGCCTGGAGCTCTTCAAAATGTGTTTACTATTGTGTCTATATACCCCAAAGAGTCAGCCGAGATCACTATAAGCAATCCCGACCTGCTCCCGACTTACTCGGGAACTCGCTCCATCTGTATCGTGGCATATCTCACTATACCCTTATACAGATCAGGCTCGTGTTTTTTGAACAGAGCCAAGTTACGATCATCACAACCGTTAACTGCACTCAATACTTCTCGCAGACCTTTCTCAATAGCATTAGCTCTTGTGTCAGCCATATTGTTGCCAACTAGGTATTGGCCGTAAGTCCCTAAGTATTTGTATAAAGACATATCATTTCTCCTTTTAATAATGTATGTGCTTATAGTTACACGAAGTAAACATAATGTCAAGACAAACTGAACCACATTTTTTAAGCAATACATGAGCAATCAAACGGCGAACTCACCAGAGCCCTGGAAGACGCCAGGTTGTGTTGTGTTGTGTGTGTTATACTAAATTTTAAGCACTTTTATTGTCTAACCCGACGCCCGACACCCGATACCCGACAATTTTTTTTGAGAGAGCGACTGAGAGAGCGAGGGGATGCAGTTGAACCCATACGCTACCCCCAAAAAACTCTATTTATTATGTATAAACTGTTTACATCTTGTCATACTTATGGTTTAATAATACTTGTACTTATGTACATTAACTATCGGAGAATTATTATGGCTAGAAAACTAACCATTAACGAAAGAAATATACTCGTTGACAGAGCATACAACGAGATCAGGACTGAGAGCATATCTAAGCTTGAATCCGAAATGCAGAATAACCAAAAGTATCAAGAGCTTATGTCTGTTAAAGACGATATAGCGAAGCAAGAAAAAGATATATCCAATGCAAAAGATAAACTTGAAAAAATGCACAAAGAATTTAACGATTCTTTGGACAATGAGAATTTTCATTTTGCTTCTCGCTATCCATTTCATTTTGACGGAGACTTTAGATGGGAAGACAAATGTGGTTTAAGAAAGAAAGTTGAAACTGAAATAGTTTTAGCCAACTTAGGCGATTCGGTAGATTTTGATAAACTTATTGTTTCTCTTAAAGAAAAATTTGGGGCATAACATGAAAAAGTTAGATATAGATCAAATAATCGAAAACCCTAAGAATGCTAAGGAGAGAGTAGCCGTCTGCTTCTTTCTTCTTATGACTTGTCCTGATACCAAAAAGAATGAAGCTAAGTTAGAGAACATATTAAGCCATATGTGCGAAGACTTAGAAGAATTGGATCATAACCTTTGGTCAGCAACTCAAGAACTAGCTAAACAAATAGCCGTTCAAGAGAATGTGCCGTTCTATCAAGAGAATATAGTTTGGATGGAAAGCAAATTATCTGAAGTTTCAGGCTCTGTTCAACAAATAGAAGGAGTGCACTAATGTCAACTAGATCAAGAATAGCAATACAAAAAGAAGGAGGAGAAGTGGCAAGCATATATTGCCACTTCGACGGATATATTGATGGTGTAGGTAGAACACTCAAGGCACACTATAACGACAAAGACAAAGCCTTAAAACTTATCGAGGGTGGCGATATTTCAGTCTTGAAGAATTCAACTGATACTACTGTTTATTACAAAGAGCGTGGTGATGAATGGGACACGATAAAACCTCAAGTCCATAGAAGCTTAAACGGACTTATGGCATCTCTCAGGGGCGATATATTTATAGAGTTTGTCTATCTATATGCTGATGGTAAATGGCAAGTGTCAGAGCTTCAAGAGCACGAAGATACAGATAATTACTTTGAATATTCTGCTTATCTTAGTAAATTTAAACCTTTGTTTTATGCAAGGAAGGTTGTCAGAACCATGTATCAGGAGTAAGTATGAAGAATAGATTATTTACAGAAGCAGAAATATACGAAGCAGTTTGTATCTCAGCTGGAGATGATGGCTTTAGAGCTCAAGAAACTTTAAGCATACTAGATCATGACAGAAAAGAATATGGCATATTGACTAATGAAGAATATGCAAAACAAAGAAAAGACTTCGCCAAACTGATGGCAGAATTACACAAAGGAGAATGAGTATGACTATTAATAAAAAATATATAAAAATAGGTGAAAGTAATGGCAAGACTATCTTTGAAGAAGTTGAAATTTCAAAAGAAGAAATTGAGAAACAGAAAGTTCAAGAAGCCATAAAACAAGAAGAAAGAAGAAAAAAATATCCTTTGCCATTGTCAGAAGAGACAAGAGCAGAAATATTAAGAAGATGCGAAATACTTAAATACATGGGAGATTGTGCAATTATGTCCGATTATTACCAATCTTCTGATAGGGAATTAGTTGAAGATTATTCTTGGGTTCTAGATGACGAGCATGATGATTTAGCTGAACCTTTGCACATTACAATATAGGAGGTGAATAATGAAAAAGACTAGAGCAGAAATGGAATATGCAATTATCAGAAACTATGTAGATGTTATAAAAAATTGGATAGATACCGACAATGATTCTGCATTAGAAGATCATGTTGCAGAAAGTGTTTATTGTAACTTTAAGGGTATGGACTTAGCCGACATACAAGCAGATTATGAGGAGTTGAACAATGAGAAGAATTGATATTTTTATTATGAAGAACTATGCAACCTATTGTGACGAGAAAAGCAGATACAAAGAACTTGCAGATCAAAAGAACTATTATGACTATCTCGAAACAAATAAACTCTTTCTTATAAAATCATACAAAGCTTATCGTAGAGCTAACAGAATACCCAAATGTCAGGCTTTTTAATTGGGATTTTATTCTGTATCTTTGGCTTGATCTTGGACTTCGTTGATAGCAGATGGCGAGATTGATTCTTCAGTCTCGTCCGTTATCTCACCCTCAATAACATCACCCATCAACTGTTTTAATCTATTCTCGATCTCAGCACGAGACATCTGATCTATTTTCCCGAAACGAACTTCTTTTTTATCTACAACTAGCCCTCCAACTTTGAGTAAACTATTCTGTGCTGCGATTGCTGCATTAAATGAGCCTGATTCTAATGCTTTATCTCTTATGTCATACAAGTCTTTTACTGCACGATCCTGGTTTAATTCATACTTCTTACGCACTTCTCCCAGGAGATAATTAATCTCTTTCTTTACTTCTGGATGTTTCAATAGTTTATAGGCCGACTGCCTTGCATCTTTGTAACCCGACTTACGAGCACATTCCACATAAGACATCTGTGGATTATTAACTACCTTCCAGACAAAGATACGCTGCATACGATTTAATTTGTTCGATAGATTAAAAAACTCTATTGCTGGATCTTCTGCTTCATCCAAGATAGGCTCAAAACCCGACTGTTCTTCTTTCATATGTGCTTATACTAGATGATACTAAGTGTAGATGTAAAGTAGATGGGCTATATCTAGCCCTTTAGATGTGGCTAGCCCTACATATCCTATATATGTATAACATCCGATCTTAGCGAACCCAACTTAGAGTGTCAAGTTCTTTATATATTTATAAGTATATTAGTCTCTCTTCCCCTGACAAAAATGAAAAAAATGCAAAAATACCTTAGCCCTTTGTTTATCAAGGTTTCCCACGTCACGCACTCTATGACAAAAGTCTGACAATAATATCATGACTCCATGTTCTGCAAAATATGTTTAATAACTTCGACAGTCATGCCGTTACCTAACATCTTAAGTCTCTGTGTTTTTGACACATGATTAGTATAGTCGTCCGGAACTGTCTGCAAGCGTTCACATTCACGACAGGAG